ACGACCTCTAATCGCTCCAACAATTTTAGATCCATCTGCAAGTCTTTGTGTACCTGCAGTATTGGTTGCACTTGGTGTATATGTATTAATATCTTCTTGAGAAGAGAATCTTATAAACATAGGGTCTTGTGTAGACTTTGTTCCAATTGTTGTTTCTGTTCCAAAAAATATTAAGTGACGGTCTGGAGTGGATGTTAAACTAAATGCAGAAGCGGTTGGTGCTCCTGTTATAATAGTTGCTCTTGTGTTGTTTGCTCCTGTAGGATTAGAATCCCACTCAAAACTCTCACCACCATTTATAGTTGCAATTAACCTGTTACCAAAATTATCTAAAGACCAAAGTCCTGGTGCAGTTATAACATCTCCTGATGCTGCAGCGTTCCATGCAAAAAAGTTGGATGCATCAGTAACTGTTGCACCTGATGAGTGTGATGCAGCAGTAGTTCCTAATGCACCTCTTGTTAATCCAGACAATGTGCCACTACTATTACCAGTATATGTAATTAATTCTGATCCAATGATAACAGTTCCTGTTGATGGAAAAGAAGAACTGCTTGCCATAGTTAAACTTGTAACACTAGTATTTATTGATGATGATAATGTAGATGTAAACTGACCTAATTGTTGCCCACCCCATGATCCAAGGCCCCAACCTGTAGAAGCAACCTCAACTGCCGGTCCTACAGGATAATAATGTTGAACTCTAATACCACCTGATGTTGTTGCACCAGATCCAGATTCATTAGATTCCATTTGTATTGTAAGAGTGGTGCTTGTTGGTATGGATGTTACCATAAATTTTTTATCAGTAAAATCACCAGATACAAAATCAGAGTTAGTAATGGAACTAAAGTTGTCTAATAATATAATATCAAATTTATTAATATTATGCGCAGAAGAAAAAGTTAAAGTTACAACCTTTGATCCGTTAGTTGTAGAAAATGCACTTGTTAAAGTTGTTGTAGCTTTAATAGGATGTATGTCATAAAATATACCACCAGAGTATGCATACAATATTCTGTTTGTTCCTAAGATAGCATACTTAATACCTGATGTATTCACAAAGTGATGAATAGCTGTTGCTCTGCCTGTAATTTGAACAGAGCCTAATTGTGACCAACCACCTATTTTTTCAGGTGTGCCATATCTAAAACGAACGTTGTCACCATTAACCCACTGACTTTCACCACCTGTCGATGTGACCTGTTTATTAAATCCTGGTGCAAATTTTACTTTTTGTAACATAATTTTATCCTACCTTGCATTTGTTGGTACACCATTAGAATTTACAAAGGGTGATTCTGCGAAAGCCATATAAATTTGACTAGAGCCAGACGCATTAAAATCGTCATACGCTTGTCTACATTTAAAGCCATTGCTTAAAAAATCTATAACATTTCTACCAGATGTTGTTTCTGTAGCAGAATCATTAGCCTCTAAATAATCATCATTTGGATTTCTTGTATTTCTTTTATTATCAAAAATAAACCAATCGGTAGTAGAAGTACTTGAATCAGTCCGTTTAATCATAACCCAAGCTGGTTTAAATCCTGTATAAACAAATGTACCATTACTATCATTATTGCCTTCAAAACTTCCAAATTTTGAGTAGCCTTTTTTTTCTGCGAAACAGTAGGCTAACATTGTGCCACCACTATTATTTACACTATTATTAGTATTTACTGTAAAAACAGAACTTGTTGGGGAAGTATTATTAAAATAATTTGATGTTGTATCTGTTGCATCTGTACCATCAAGTCGTAAAGCACCTGTATTTCCAACACCAGCATGATAAACACCCCACCCTTGTGCACCACTTGTTTTTTTAAATAAAATTGCTTTTGGAACTGCACCTAATCCATGACCAACAGTAGCAGAACTTCCAGTACCAGTAAAAGTCAAAATACTAAATCCAGCAGTAGTATTTGCAGAAACTGTTGAGGTTATGCTTCCATTTGAGTTTGATGCAGTTGAACCTGATGCTTTCCAATGCCAAGAAACATAAGTTTCAGTATTTACATTTGTAAAAGCATCACCACCACCTAAAGAAAATCCATTTGAATTAAATGCAGTTAAAGTTGTAGAGTGAGTTTCTTCTGCAGTATTTTGATTTGATCTTATTAATTTTGTTGCACCTCTTACACTATCAAATAGTGCATGGTTATAGGATTGACTTCTTGCTTTAAACCAACTCCAATCAGGTTGCATATCCTCATCACCATCAAAAGTAATTGATCTTGAACTACCATTTCCTGTATATATTTTTGTCTGAAAATAAAGTTCTGGATTATCTATAGTCGTATATGCCATTATCCATACTCCGCTAGGTTTTTTGTGTTAAGTGCATAATATCCTGATGGTACAGAATATTCAAAGTTTCCATAACCATTACCATCACTATTTCCTGATGAGATTGAATACATTGGAGAACCAAAGTTTGCTTCCCAATGGCTATCATAAACAGAAACAGCAAAAGTCCAAGTTTCACTACTTGGTGTAAAACTAACTGCACCTGTTCCACTAGAGCCAGATGTAGGGTCTCCACTATTACCCCATGTTCCATTTACTCCAAAATAAACTTTACCATTATCTATATCCATAGCCACCATTACAGTATCGCCATTCCCATAACTTGCATAACCAGAAGTTTCGCTACCACCTATAGATATATTTCCGTCTTTAAGATAACCAATATTATTAGTGGCATCTCCAGCACCACCTATGTAAGATACATTAGATGTTCTGTTTTTATAATCTAAACTTATAATTCCTATTGAGAATGATGTACCAATAACTCTTTTACATTCAAAATACCACTTCCCTTGACTTGCACCAAAGGTTGCAAAAGCAGTTCTAAAAAAAGTTGCATCAACTTCATATTCTAAATTTCCATGATGAAAAGAACCCATACTTGTATTTCTGTTTATTGGGTTCCATGTTGCAAAATTATTAGTGCAAGTATCAGTAGATTGATCTACACTAGTTAAATTATTTACAGTAAAATCATTGTTGTTTCCTGATACATCATTACCTAAAGATGAACTATTTTCAAAGTCTAAATGAAATCCATTTGTGCCAAAGGTTAAACCAGATACATCTTTTGGTTTCCATACATTAGGACTATCACTATCAAATTCTCCATAATTATCTGCCGCGTATGCTTGACCATCATTAAAAACTACTTCACACATATATCCATCAAAATAATCTCCAACACCCTCTAATTGACCAATAGATATATCTTGTCCATCGGCATTTAAAGTTGTTGCTTGTGATGGTGCAGATGATGTAGAAAAACTTGTTTCTTCAGTTCCATTCACATAAATTCTCATTTTTTCACTTGTTGTTGAATTGTCTTTATCCCAAATAAAAACTAAATGATACCAAGCAGATGGATCTCTAAAAACTCTATCAGTTGTTCTTCTTCCATTAGTGCTTCCATTATATACAGATTTAAATTCTAAAGTATCGTTAACATTAAACCTAATATATTCAAGATAGTTATCACTTTGATAAGAACTTAAAATCATTTGTTTAACTCCTAACGTGCCTCTTTTAACCCATGTTGAAAATGTCCATTTATTTCTATTTCCAGCACCACCTGGATCAGCAAGAGTTCTGATTAAAGAATCACTACTTCCATCATCAAATCTTAATGAGTTATCAACTTCATAACCTGTAGCCGCTGTTGCTGATCCTACATTGCCAGGTAAAATTAATGGCATATTAAGACTCCAGTATTGGAAGCTCACCTAATGGTCTAGTAACTGAGCCATCCTCTTGTTCTGTGTATGTGTATAAAGTCTCTAAAGCTGGTGTATCTGCAGCATTTGTAATAGCTGTTTCCATCTCAGCACATTTAGTTCTTACTGCTGCTCTATGAGTTGTAATAGATGATGGTACTGCTGTACCTGCATCTGCTTTTCTAACTATATACCAATCTGTATCTTGTAATATTCCTGCAGCTTGTTGTTTTAAAATTTGTATTAAATTATATTTTAATCCTCTA